AATGTTGTAAAGGTCAACTTTGGTGATCCTGATATGACTATTAAGAAAAATAATCCAGAAAGAAGAAAAAGTTTTAGAGCAAGACACAACTGTGATAATCCAGGACCTAGACATAAAGCTAGATACTGGTCATGTAGAGCGTGGTAATATGAGATTAGATGAGTTAGGAATTAACCTAAAAAAAGATATTGATTTTGATTTAGTAGAAGATGCTTTAGTATTCATGCGTAATAACCCTATGTTTTATAGGAAAGATTATTACCCTACTGTTGCTAAAATGGCCGATATGCATAGGGGAGGATCGTCTTATGATCCTGATTCAATATTGTCGCCTATGGTAACAAGAGGCATTAACAGTTACTGCAAGGAATATAAACTTGCTAATATGCCAGATGACATCTTCCACGAAGATCATAGACGCAGATTACTTAATAAAATACGTGAAGAAGAGTTAAAGCAGATAGAAAAGGGCGATTATAAGTGAGACTTAGACAGCTTTTTGAAGCAAATGGTAAAACTGCTGCATTTGCCTTCGGCAGATTAAATCCTGCTACAATTGGACATGAACGTTTAGTAGCTGAAATCCTAAGGCAACCTGGAGATGCTTTCCTCTTCTTAAGTGATAGACCTGCCAAATTACCCACCGATCCATTATCTGCTGCAGAAAAATTAGACTGGGCGCAAAAAAGTTTTAATAATATTTCAGTAGGTTTAGCAAAAACTGCTTTGATAGCAGCAGACAGATTATACAAAATGGGATATACCAATTTAATATATCTCGAAGGAGAAGCTAAGATGGGTGCAGTTATTAAAAAATATAACGGTATTGAAGCTCCTCTGCATAATTTTAATTTTAATAATATTGACCTAGTCCAGCTTACACGGAAGGCTGCGAGTGCAGACGATGACAAAACAATAGACCCTGCGACCGACAATGCTGAAAAAAAGAAAAAACTAGACCCGGCAGCTATGAGTGCAACAAAACTACGTGGTTATGCAATAAACAACGACTTTGAATCATTTACTATGGGTGTTACAAAATCAGCACAACCATACGCAGAAGAAATGTTTAAAAAACTACAAGGACTATTAGGCGTAAATGAAGCACATAAACATCCGGAAGTCTATGAAAGACAATTAAGTAAAAAAGAAATTAAAGCTAGAGACAAATATGCTGAAAAAGATTTACCCAAAGGCGATTTTAAAAAACGTTATGGTGATGACTGGGAAAATGTTTTATATGGAACTGCAACCAATATGGCAAAAAGAAATAAAAACTAGTGAATTTAAACGAGCTTAAAAAATTAGCAGGTATTACAGAATTCCAAGGATATACAGAATACAAGATAGATGAAAATCCAAGCGAAACCGCAACTGCACTAAAGAAGAAAGAAAAAGAGATGGGATTAAAACCAGGAGACCAAGATTGGTTTAAGCTTTGGTTTAGTAAACCTTACATGACCGGCCCTGTGCAATTTAGAGGAAGGAAAAAATGAAATTAAAAGATATAGACGAAAGTTTAGTACAAGAAGATCAAGGAAGAGTAGAAATTGGCGGAGATAATCCATTAGCAAAGGCAATTGGTCTTTACAATCTAGGCGGTCGTGTAAGACGTTTTATAAGGAATCCAAAACAACTTCATATCGATATAAGAGATAAAGCCTTAGATACAACTGCAGATGCGATAGATCGTGTACATTCAAATAGGTCAAGTCAGCCACGTAGAAAGAAAAAGAAAAATAGACATGCGTGGTTAAAATGATTGTACGAGAAATATTAGAATCAGCAACAGCAGGTGCAACTTCTGCAGGTAATATTGCAACAGTAGCAAGTGTTCCTGCAGCATATAGGAAAATTAAAAAAGGTAAAAACGGATTACCAAAAGCACCACAAGCGTTAAACAAAGACGGTACTGCTAAAAATGCTATTGATACTGATATCAATCTAATGGGCGGCGTTATAAAGAGATAAATATACAAAATATATTTGGAGAACTCATGAGAAAACAAAAATTTAAAGAAGGTTTAGGCGACTTGGCCCATGCAGCAGAGCTAGACCATGAAGTACAAATGGCTAGATCAGATCTGTATAAAATCGCAAAGTATGCAATCAAGCTACACGAAATGCTCAAAGGTGTCAGCGAACAAGAAGGTCTAGAAGGTTGGGTACAAGCTAAGATTACAAAAGCTGCTGAAGGTTTAGGTAATGTTTATCATAATCTAGATTATAAAATGAATTTTGAAAAGAAAAATGAGCCTAGCGAAGATTTGCCTTTTGAAAGTACGTACAAAAACAACCTTGCAAGACATCTTACAAAAAATCTACAAGAAAAATCTAAAAAAGTTAACGATAAAGAAGTAGACGAGGCAGACGGCGATCCTTGTTGGAAAAACTATAAAATGGTAGGAATGAAGGAGAAGAACGGTAAACAAGTTCCTAATTGTGTTCCTAAATGAGTGCATTATTAGCAAACTTACCTAACACAAAAGTCTATGTCCGCAAAGAATACTTAATGGATTTTAAAGGCGGACATGGAGAATTTGTAGAAGGACACTGGGTTACTGTAAAAAGCATGCCTGGTAGGGCTTTCTACTTCGAAACTTATCTCCCTGAATATGCAGCACTATACGACAAACTTCCTATCAGTGCATTTGTAAGCGAACCAAACAAACCCGATCCAGATTTACCATTACAAGACCTACAGTTTTGGAATGCAATGGACTATGGCGTAACTGCTATATACAAACAATTCATAGGCAGTATGGATTTTGAAATACTTACCCGTAGTCATAAAGTAATGCACGGAACATACTTATTTACACTAGATAATTATCACGAAAGTGCAGACGAAATAGATTACAGCACCAGCGAAATACCAGAAGAACATAAAAGTTTTAATGTATTAGAATTAGATAATGGACAGTATGCAGCCTATCCGAACAATAGGATGCGAGTATACGACAATAGCTTAACCCCAAAACAACCTAAAAATCCTGATTTCAAAGTAAGTACACAATTTTACCAAGTTGAAAATGGTTATTCATACAGACTTGGCGATACAGATGAGTACTACTGGAAATCAGAATAACCCATGACGTTCGACGATATTAATTTTTTACATTACTATACAAATACCGAACAGATTACAAATCAAATAGATTATTCAAAAGGCTATATTCAACGTACACCAGATAATGATAAAAGAGTACAAGATCCATACAGACCTTTGTCTATTGTTATAGACGCATACAAATAGCATAAAAATGGAAAATTTATTAATATTTGGCGATAGTTTTGCCGACCCAATGCCAATTAAAGACAGGCATCTCTTTTTATATACATGGCCAAATAAATTAAGTAAAAATTTTATAACCCAAAATTTTGCAGTATCAGGTACAGGTCCTGATTTTTCTTTACAAAAATTTTTAGCAGTAGATAAAAATATTAACAAAAAAGATAATACATTAATAATATTTTGCATAAGCAGTATTTCTAGATTTAATTTTAAGTTTTTTGAACCAAAAGACCAAATATTAATCAACCATCTTTTGCAATCTAGTATGCCAACTAAATTACAAGATATTGCAAATAAATACTTTGAATTTAAACCTTTTATAGAAAAATTTATTAAAGATTACATTTACCATTCTACGTATTTAGAAACTGAAATTACTAAACTATTATTGATATTAAAATATCTAACAAGAAACTACAAAAAAACAATAGTGTTGCCTTGTTTTGATAATATCTCGCCAGATTTGTTAAATTATACAAATTCAGAAAATTTTTTTGTTTACAAAAATGCTTTGATGCAGTATAATAGGATAGATGTAGAGGTAGATTATAGACCAAATCATATGGACGAAGAGCATCATAAAAAGTTTTACAATTATATTTTAACACTTTTAAGGAGTAACAATGAGTGATAGAGTTTACGGTATAGACGAGAAAGCAAAGTTAGAAAGATTAGTTAATGAAGGATGCACAGTGTTACAAGAAATTCAGGATTTAAATGAAGGATTAAAAGACACTGTTAAAGCAGTAGCAGAAGAGCTTAATGTTAAACCAAGTTTAATCAATCGTGCAATAAAAATTGCACATAAAGCAGATTGGCACAGAGTTGCAGATGAATTTGAAGACTTAGAAACACTAATTGCTACAGTAGGTAAGGATCATTAATGTGGCAAAAGATAAAAGATTTTTGGATAAGGAGTTATACTAGCGACAGGATCGCATTTTACTTTGAAACTATAGCTAGTATATGTGTATTTACTAGCATGACCTGGATATCTGTTACAGCACAGCATCCTCCTATGCATTTGATTTATCCTGTTAGTTTCACAGGCGCAGTATTTAGTATTATTGCATTTGTTAGACGGGGAGTAGGATGGCCTCTTGTAATGACTATCTACTTTGCATGTTTACATATTTTCGGCTTTGGTCGTGCAATGGGATGGTATTAACATGACTGATCCTTTAAAAATATACTGGAGTCCTTATTATAAATGTATTGATACTTTTACAGAATTAAATGATGATTTAAGTTTTTTGAGATTCCATCCTCCGGAGCCATTAGCCAAATATGTTGATTTACAAACATTTTTTGGACATGCAAGCCGTTGTCCGGCTATCACTGATGAAGTTAAAAACACTTATGTAATTAAATCTCCATTAGAATTTGGCGTAGATATTGACTACGATAAAACTGTCATACGATTTAAACAAGAACTTTATGGGGAAGAATTTTGTAAAAATATGATCGGAGCACCAACTACAGACAAAGTTCATCAACTAAAGTATCCGAGTTATATGTTCTTCTGTGCCGAATCATTACTAATGACGTCTATGCCTGCATTTTATCACAGGAACAGTTTCACTGAAAATGTAATGGTATTTGCGGCTTCTTATGATATTAATAATTGGGTTAGGATTATTAAACCAGCTTTTAAATTTTGTAAAACATCTAAATTTGAGATTGAAAGAGATGACATTTTAATGTATATTAAATTCAACACAAATCGTCCAATTAAGTTAATACCTTTTGACAGCAATAATGAAGAAATAAGAAAAATCATGGAAGCTTGTGTAAACTATAAAATGTATAAGGAAAAATGGTATATTCCTGATAGACTTGAACAATGCTACGAAGCATTCAATAACTATAATCTAAAAAGAAAAATGTTAAGATTAGTAGAAAATTTATCTTATTAATAAATAAACTTTTACGCTTTTGCATGTAGACGGTACGTTAGCCAAAAAATAACAAGAAAGATATATGAGTTACATTGACGCAATTTTTGATAGAAATGAAGACATTATACGTGTTGTAGAAAGACATGACGGCAAGAGGAAATTTGTAGAACATCCAGTAAAATATACTTTTTATTACAAAGATCCTAAAGGAAAACATTTAAGCATTTACGGAGACCCCCTCTCTAAAATTATCTGTAAAAATACAAAAGACTTTCGCAAAGAAATAGCAATAAATAGAGAAAAAACATTATTTGAAAGTGATGTTAATCCTATTTTCCAATGCCTAAGTGAAAACTACTTAAATCAAGATGCACCAAAATTAAATATAGCATTTTTTGATATTGAAACAGACTTTGATCCTGATCGAGGATTTGCCGATCCTGCTGATCCTTTTATGCCAATTACAGCAATCACAGTAAACTTACAATGGCTAGATGCTTTAATAACTCTGGCTCTTCCTCCTAAAACACTTACACTAGAACAAGCTAAACACGAAGTTGCAGATTGGGGCGATGATGTCTTACTTTTTACAGATGAAGAAGATATGCTTGAAACATTCCTTGATCTTATAGAGGATGCTGATGTATTAAGTGGGTGGAACTCAGAAGGTTATGATATTCCGTATACAGTTAATCGTGTAAGTAGAATACTAAGCAAAGATGATACAAGACGTTTTTGTTTATGGAAACAACTGCCAAAGAAAAGAGAATATGAAAAATTTGGTAAGAAAGCAGAAACATTTGATCTCGTAGGTCGTGTGCATTTAGATAGTCTAGAACTATATAGGAAGTATACTTATGAAGAACGTCATAGCTATAGACTAGATGCTATTGGCGAAATGGAGGTAGGTGAACGCAAAACTGTCTACGAAGGTACACTTGATCAGTTATACAATAACGATTTTAAAACATTTATTGAATATAATAGACAAGACGTTGCACTATTAGACAAATTAGACAAGAAACTTAAATTTATTGATCTAAGTAACGAACTTGCCCATGCCAATACTGTATTACTACAAACTACAATGGGTGCTGTAGCAGTTACAGAACAAGCTATTATTAATGAAGCACATGAACGAGGTATGCGTGTTCCTAATCGTCCTAAGAGAGATGACGAAAATACAGCAGCAGCCGGTGCTTATGTTGCATTTCCAAAAAAAGGTGTGCATAAATGGATAGGAAGCATGGACTTAAATAGTCTATATCCAAGTGTCATTCGTGCGTTAAACATGGCGCCAGAAACAATTGTAGGACAACTTCGTCCTGAGATGACAGATGCTATTATTAATGAAGCAATAACCTTAGAAAAGAAATCATTTGCAGGTGCTTGGGAAGGCCGTTTTGGTACAGAAGAATACCAAGCAGTTGTAGATCAACGTAAAGATGTTGTATTAACATTAGACTTTGAAGACGGTCGTTCAGAAACATTAAGCGGTGCAGAAGTTTATAAACTAATTTTTGATAGCGGAATGCCTTGGATGCTAAGTGCTAACGGTACAATATTTACAACTGAATTTGAAGGTGTTATTCCAGGTATATTAAAACGCTGGTATGCTGAACGTAAAGAACTGCAAGCAATGAAAAAGAAAGCAATCGAAGCAGGTAACCAACTTGAAATTGCATTTTGGGATAAACGACAACTTGTAAAGAAAATTAATCTAAATTCATTGTACGGTGCAATCCTTAATCCAGGTTGTAGATTTTTTGATAAGCGTATTGGTCAATCAACTACACTCACTGGCCGGCAAATTGTAAAACACATGAGCGCAGAAGTTAATAAAGTTATAACAGGTGAATACAATCATGTTGGCAAAGCAGTAATATATGGCGATACAGATTCTGTTTACTTTAGTGCATATCCTGTATTAAAAACAGAAATAGATAACGGAACTATTCCTTGGTCAAAAGAGGCAGTAATTAGACTTTATGATCAAGTAGCAGAAGAAGCAAATACTACTTTTAAAGATTTCATGTCAGAAGCATTTCATTGCCCTGCAAGTCGATCTGATGTGATTGCAGCTGGTAGAGAAATTATTGCCGAATCTGGACTTTATATAACTAAAAAACGTTATGCTGCACTTGTTTATGATTTAGAAGGCGATCGTAAAGATGTAGACGGAAAACCAGGCAAGGTAAAAGCAATGGGCTTAGATTTGCGTAGATCTGATACTCCAGTGTTTATGCAAGAATTCTTAAGTGAAGTTTTAATGATGGTCCTTCAAGAAAAGTCAGAAAAAGAAATTATACAAAGAATAACGGACTTCAGAAAAGAATTCAAAGATAGACCAGGCTGGGAAAAAGGATCTCCTAAACGAGCAAATAGAATAGGACATTTCCAGAGACTGGAAGAAAAAGGAAAGGCTAATTTACCAGGACACGTAAGAGCAAGCTTAAACTGGAATACATTAAGAAAATTAAACAATGATCGTTATGCAATGGAAATTGTAGATGGCATGAAAGTTATTGTCTGTAAACTTAAACCCAATCCAATGAATTATACAAGTGTAGCATATCCTACTGACGAATTAAGATTACCACAATGGTTCAAAGATTTGCCTTTTGACGATGCAAGTATGGAAGAAGTTATAATAGATAATAAATTAGACAATTTAATAGGTGTGCTAAATTATGATTTAGCTGAAACTAAACAAGAAAATACCTTTAATAATTTTTTTGAATGGGATTAAAAAATGATGACTGACGATAAAACTCCAGAAAAATTAAAAGAAATAGCTTCTAAGTGGCAAGAATCATTTAATGGACATGCAGTAGAACGTAAAAAGGAAAGACTATTAGATGCTATTAACTCTCCAGAATTTATAGCTGCACAAAAAGCATACAAAGAAGCTACAGAACAATATGAAGCTGACAATAACGAATGGTGGGCTAAACTATCTGAGGAAGAAAGAGAAAAAGCTTTTTATGCTGTATGTAAACGCATTCATAAAGGCGACATTGTAAAAAACGGAAGCTATAGATATGTATTATATCAAATTTTTGGTTTTGATATGAGTATGTATGGTGTAGGTATGGATTGTGGATACATGGATATACATAATTTACTGTTTGGCGGTATAGAGCTAAAAAAAATGACTGATGCAAAAATAGTCAGCATTAAACAAGATGGTATTGAACATGTAGCAAATTTAGAAGATAATCAAAATATCTCAATAAAGTTAAAAGACGACGATAATAAAATAGAAATTATTATAAATAATCTGCCTAAAACATTTCACGATGCAGCATAAATACTCTATGTCTTTTTTTAGTTAAATACTAATAATAAGAAATGGAGATAAAATGCACATTAGCAGATTAATACTAAAAGAAATTTTAGATTATACATACGATTCGACATTATATACATTCCTCAAACTTTATCATGTAAAAACAACGGTTTTAGAATTCATTCCTGATCTATATGGAAAAATAACAAAAATAATTCCAGATACAAACCAATTAGAAACAACTCCGCAGCTAACTCCTTGGCTAGAGGAAGGAATTAAAGTACGATTTGCAGAAACACCTGACGGTTCTACTAACGCATTAGAACAAGCAGAAATTGATCCTAATTGTTATTATTATGTGAGCAATATAAAACAAATAAATAACTGTTTGCGATTTAATATATGCAAGTCAACCCTACCAGGCGATATAGTCAATCTTCCATTTTCTCATTTTGATTTTACAATAATACATGATAGAAGCTATATTAAAGTATTGGACCAAAGCTGGTTAGATCATGGAATGCGTGTTGTATTTGAAAACAATCCTACTAATTCATCTGCTGTGCAATCTAGTCCACTAAATTTAGAAACAAAATATTTTATAAAAGATATACTTCCAGACAATCTAATTAGGATTAGTTCAAACCAATTTTTTCTAAATATGGTAAACGATCATTTTACAAATTTTATACATTTTGATAATGCATTAAATACAAATTTTGATATGTATAATGACCATACATTTATAGAAGGAGTTTCCGAGGACGAAGTAATAATGTTAGAAGCTCAGACTGATGAAAAGATTGTAGAATTTAAACGTGAATTTGGTATGAATGAATTACGGGAACCCTTCCACATACTAGATAACTTCCAAGAATACCCTGATGATACAAGCATCATTGTAATAAATGAAATAGATGCAGAAGAATATGTTTCAGTAAATTTAAATTTCTACAATGCAGATGGAACATTCCGCGATGAGTACAAATTAAATACCGCGGCTGAATTTCCTGAGTTACATCCTATGGTATATAACGCCGGAACTTACTGGAATTTTAGTTTTAATGTAACTGAAGAGCAAGAATCACGATTTAATTTTATGTCACAGACGTATCCAGAATACATAAATTATGAATTATATACATCTAAACCTAATCCTTTGTTACCTAGTTCAAATTTAATATTTGAATTTGGCGAACTTGAATATAGATTTGGTGTTTTTGTTGTTGAACAAAATATTACAGGTACATACATACCTAAAATTGTAGACGAATATATCACAGCATTAGATGTAATTGCCGAATATAACGGCGTAATTTATAGACAAATTCCTTTTACTCAATATCGGTTAGGACCATTCCTAGCAGAAGAAAATCATATTATAACTGTACTATCCGATTTAGAATGCAAATTTGAAGTTGGTAATATAATTAGATTCTCAAACCATCCTGACTCTGCTGATGCATGTTTCCAAGCTAATTTAGATCCTACAAAAAACTATTTTATAAAAGAAATATTTAGCGATAATGAATTTACATTCAGTGAAACGCTAGGTGGTCCTAGGAAAACTATACCTTTTTGCAATTTTGAATTTTTATTAACTATAGATAGGAATGTATACCAAATGGTTGAATTTTTGCCTTTCATTCCTGTAGAATCTAACAATAGAGAACTTAGAAAATATTTAAAACCTAACTTACCTATTCAATTTAGAAATCCCGAAGACTCTACTAATGCATTATTCCAGGCAGAACTTGATCCTGATACTGTATATTATGTTAAAGAAATAGAAAATTTTATAGAAGGAGAAATACCATTACAAGTTAATGGCATAGATTTTGAAAATGTAATGTCAGTAAATGACCAAAATGGCTGGTTATATGAAGGTATGGAAATTATGTTTAAAAATATGCCAGATTTAGTAACAGCCTTGGAAGAAGCTGAATTATATGAGGACAGGATATATTATGTAAAAGATGTATTTGTCAATGGATTTATTACAATATCCGAAACATTATACGGCCCTATTAAAGAATTACCATACAGTAATTTTTATTTTACTATAATTTTAAATGTAGCAAGAACAGAATTTACGATAACAGAAACTATAGACGGTCCGGTTAAACCTGTACCTTACAGCAACTTCCAATTTGAAATTTACCATAAGGTAAATGAAATAGAAGTAAATGATACAAGATGGTTTAGAAAAAATATGCCTGTTAAATTTTCTCCATACCAAGATGCAACGGCATTATTATCTTCAGGTCTAAATACAGATGATACTTTTTATATAAAAGACATTATAAGCAAAAATCGTATGAAAATTACTACAGTAGAAAACGGTCCTGCAGTTGAATTAACTGATGTTTTTACAAAGTTTTTTATTAAACACGATACTGGCAATGGTTATATTTTTTCAAGCTATATTGGAGAACCTAAAATAGAACAACAAGAAAACATACCTGCGTATGTTGTATATAACGAACAACCTGAATTATATGATAGAGTTACTTTACATTCAACTGATTTATCAATAATACCTAATGCAAGCCCATACGAACATATTTTTAATGATGTAAATATACCATTTCCAGCAGAGCCTTCAATTTGGACACAATACTTTAACGACGAAGACTATTACAAATGGAGTATTTTACCTCCATCGCCAATTTGGTCAGCTGATTATACAATAGACTTTATCGGTACTTCACAAACTATTATTGTTCCTCCTACTGATCCTGACGATTTACTTAAACCGGATTACGAACAAAGAGAATACACAATTGGAACATTTGTTGTAAGTGGCGAAGACAGGAATGGAGTATTTACAGAAGAAGAATATAGAAACCTTGTTTTCCATATAGGAGATAAAGTTCAGTTTAATATAGACCAAACAACACTAGATACAAATCCTATATGGATACAAACATTTGTAAATAAATATGGCAAATACAAAGCACATGGATCAACAGGGAATGGTACACTTACTATACAATGGACTATTACAAAAAATGTAACTCATTACTATCATTCAATAATAGATTTAACAAAACAAGGTACAATCTCAATTTTACCACCTGCGTCATCTGTTAGCAGTCCATTAAATCCTACTTATCAAGATCAAGATTTACGACGAGCGTTTGATATAAAAAGACCACTTTCCTTAAATGCTTTAAACAATAAATTTGTTTACACGTTCGAAGTTGACCAAACAACAATCAATCAAGTAAAAGTAAATCTAGACTTGACAAATACTAACAACGAAGCTAAAATATTTAATGTAGATCGAGAAAGCTATCTAACTCCTGTTTCATACTTAGACAAGCGTTGGATTTACCCAACACACCAAGTATTAAGAATTTTACAACTAGAAGGCGATAAAGTTATACGTATATCCGACAAAGGCCACATGATGATTACTGTCAGAAGCCCAAATGGTATATACAACTATACATTTAACGGAACCCTAAAACAATAAAGGCACAATGAAAGATATTTTACAAGACATTATTTCTCATACCTATTCTCTTGGCTTTTTGCCAACAATTAAAGTTTCTACTGATGCTACAACAACCACTATGACTGCACTAGCAGAAGATAAAAGTGTTATTTTTAATGCAGAAACACATAGTAGAATTCCTGAATTCGAAGGTACATTTGGATTATCTAATTTAAGTGTACTCAGTTTACATCTTAAAAATCCTGAATATCAGAGCGATGCAATAATTCAAGTCGTCAAAAAAAATAAAAATGGGGAAGATTATCCGGCACATATACATTTTGAAAATGTTTTAGGAGATTTTCAAAATGATTTTAGATTTATCAATAAAGATATTATTGAACAACAAGTTAAAAATGTAAAATTTAAAGGAGCTGCATGGGATGTAGAGTTTGAACCACCAGTTGCTAGTATAACAAGAATGAAACTAATGGCTACTTCTCATGCAGACGAAACAAATTTTACTTTTCAGACAGAAGGAAACAATTTAATTGTATTAATTGGAGATGACAACAATCATGCTGGTAAATTTGTTTTCAAACATAACGTAACTGGCCAGCTAACAACTCCTAGAGTATATCCACTGCATCAGGTACAAAATATCCTAAGTCTATCAGGAAATCAAACTATAAGCATTTCTAATCAAGGTATTATGAAAATTTCTGTTGATAGTGGGCTTGCTAGATATGATTATATTTTGCCCGCACAGAGCAAATAATAATGATAACAGATTTAACAAAAGAACAAAGTGATTATTCGGTATTTTTACCTAGTATTAGTGGATTCTATGCAACATTTATAGGAAAGCAAAGATTCGGGGACTATGTCGATCCTAACCGCATTCCAAAGGGAATTGGATCTATGGAGGCTTTAAATTTTCTAAATCCTAAAGAAGCATCTTTTAACTACAAGTGGGCTTTGTATTCAGCAGGACATGCAGATTTAGATACAACAAAATTTGTAGAAAAAGAAGACATGATAAGGAATAGAGATAGAGAATCTTCTTGGCTGTTAGGCGACAGCGGCGGATTTCAAGTTGCAAAAGGTCTTTGGAAAGGAGATTGGACTAGTCCAACCTGTCCGTTAGCAACTAAAAAAAGAGAATTAGTTGTAAAATGGATGGAAGAATATATGGATTACGGTATGATGCTAGACATACCAACATGGACATATCAAGACGAAGATGCTGCAGATGCTACTAACATAAAATCATATAACGATGCTGTTAAGGCAACTCACCTTAATGCAGAATACTACTTAAAAAACAGACAAGGAAATTTTAAAGTTTTAAATGTTTTACAAGGTAGTAATCATACAAATGCAGAAGATTGGTACCAGGAATTTAAAGATTATTGTGATCCAAAAAAATATCCAGACAATCATTTTAATGGCTGGGCAATGGGTGGACAAAATATGTGCGATGTACATTTAATTTTAGAAAGACTTGTACATATGATACATGACAAATTACTTGAGCCAGGCTTACATGATGTTATGCATTTCTTAGGAACTAGTAAATTAGAATGGGCTGTACTGCTCACTGACATACAACGTGCAATAAGGAAATACCATAATCCAAATTTCATGATGACATATGATTGTGCTAGTCCATTCTTAGCAACTGCAAACGGTCAAATCTATTACAATATCCGTATTAATCACAATGATAAATGGAGTTACATGATGGCTCCTAGTATAGATGATAAAAAGTATACAACTGATACTAGAAAATTAAGCGATGTGTTCTTAACAGAATCTCATTTTAATGATCCTAAAGTTGGCAAAATACCTTTTCCTGCTTTTGAGGACTCGCCTATAACCGATGCGTGTAGAATAAATGACATTTGCATATATAAACCTGGAGATTTAAACAAAATAGGAAAAGAAGGTAAAACAAGTTGGGATAGTTTTAGCTATGCACTACAAATGGCACATAATGTTTGGATGCATATAACTAGCACACAACGGAGTAATAAATTATATGACGAAGGATTATATCCTAATATGATGGTTTACGATACTCCAGTAAGAAGAGATGTTTTCCGAGATATAGTAGACGAAATATTCTCTCATAAGGATAGACAAAAAAGCTTGGCAACAATAAACAAATATGGTACTAAAACCCAGACAAATAGTATTTGGACACATATAATCGGTACTAGATTAAAGGTTGGCAAAAAAACAATAAATGCAGAAGCTAAATATGATGAATTTTTTGAATAAAGGATATTATGAGTTTTAGAAAACTTTTCTATATGGGGTTAGAACCCTACGAAGGAAGATACACACTGCAACTAACTGATTGGTCACGTAGAGCATTTGAAAGAAATAATATAGATTGGGTCAATGTTCCAGGAACAACCATAGACAATACCAAGAGTATACAGGTAGGTCAAGTACTCGATGCACATGGAAGATCATATTTTTCTATGTCACAAATGATGAATCTGGTTCAAATGATGCGTAATGGCGAAGTATCTGGCAATGATGTAATATTTTTTGAAGATATGTTCCAACCAGGTATTGAAAGCCTTCCATACATAATGAATCAAATTCCAGATGAGCAACGTCCTAAGGTATGGGTAAGATGCTTGGCGCAAGCAGTTGATCCTGACGATTTTGTTCACGTATGGAATATGAGCAAATGGATGAGTTTATATGAGGAAATGGTAAATGAATTTGTAACTGGTGTTTTGGCAAGTAACGAAGAAATGGTAGCACATATGAAAATTGCTAATTGGCGTGCTCCAATCTATAATGTAAGTGGACTTGCATTTGATAAAGAGGAAGTTATAGAAAGAGTAGGATCAATTAAAGATTTTAATAAAAGAAAATATAGAGTTGCTTTTGCTGCTAGATTCGATCAAGAAAAACAACCTGATTTTTTTATGGACTTAATTGAGAAATATTTTAAAACTCATAATCATAAAGAGATAGAATTTGCTATCCTACAAGGAGGTCCTTTAAGAAGCAACAATGAAAAATATATTGCTCGTGCAAGAGAAATGGAAGTGCAAGGTAAATTAAAAATTTATGAAAACTTAAAGAAAAATGAATACTACGAACTATTAAATGATAGCAGAGTATTGTTCAATTGCGCCTTACAAGATTGGACAAGTAATACAGTAAGCGAAGCTGATGCCCTTGGCGCTAATGTATTATTTCCAGCATATCGAAGTTTTCCTGAAATTTTTGCACACGACCATACAAGATTATATGTTCCGTGGAGCTTAGAAGATGCTTTACAAAAACTTAAAAAACTGTTAGAATATAAGCATTATAACGCTGGTCAACTATCAAATTGGACACACGGCACTATTGATAGATATATTAAAATTATGCAAGGCAATGGTGAAGAATGGGCAAGAAATGATGTTAGATATAGAGACTTTATATCTGCTAGTCATTACAAAATCTCTTTTACAGGATAAAAATGAAAAGAAACTATAGCAACGAAAAATTAGATCGCGAAGATGTAAGATTTTTTTATGGTAGAGAAGTAGAAAAAACTCCTGCTTATTCAATGAATACATTGTTTGTAGTAGGTATCCAACCAATTTTAGATATTACAAACGCTTGTGGAAAATTAAAAGCAGAACATATTTTCTTTGGAGCTAATCATTCTTTTAATCCTACTACTCCTGACGAATGGAATGAATGGGAAAAGATGATAGAACATTTTTTAAAAGAAGGTCATTTATGTAGTTTAGACATTCCATTCAATGCAATTGAAACATTTAATGATGGAGCATTGTGTGAATTTAATAACTTTATTCCACAATTAAGAATCCCTATACCGTATGTAAAACTTTGGAACTATAATACAATGCTTAAAATTGACGATACGTCTTTTAATGTTTCAAATCCAGGTGTATGGTGTCATAGATTGCATGACCTAATGGCAAGTGACAAATTCACAAAATGGAAAGATTACACACAAGATACAATCCTAAAATAAATAAAGGTAACATGAATAAAAGAAGCATTTGGGTAACTTTTAGAAAAGAAGGTATTCATCAATATCCTGCAGCATTAACAGATCCTAATCTAGCAACAGGCGATGAATACGATGTAAGTTTTTTAGGTCATCCGCACAGACACATTTTCCATTTTAAAGTACAAATAGAAGTTTTCCATGATGATAGAGAAATTGAGTTTATACAATTTAAACGTTGGTGTGAAAATTTATATAACACAGGTACACTACAATTAGATTATAAAAGCTGTGAAATGATTTCAGATGATTTATACTATCATATTCATGCAAAGTATCCTGGCAGATTTGTAGTTATTGATGTAGCAGAAGACGGCGAGAACGGCTGTCAAATAATTTATAACAATTATGAAGAGAAATAAAAATGGCAATTAAAGATCCACTTATTCGCAAAATTTTTGACGATCTAGATGCATTTCGCGATTATTGTAGATTCGAAGGTAAACCTTTCCACGAAGCTAGTTTATATAGAAAAGGTGACCGTGTATGGGAAAGTTATTTACTTTGGCAAAAAAATAAAGAAAAAAAATCGTGGGAAAAGTAAATCCAGAATACGATTATGATAAACCGGTAACAATAACTATACCTTTAGATGATCAAGAATCACAGGTTTTAACATATGACACAATGGCAAATAATACTTCACTAGTTGATCCTGATAGTTTTACTTACAGCACTACT